ATACGATAGCCGTCTATGAGGCTGATAAAAAATTCATGTGGAAAATATTACTGCGCGGATCTCAACGTGAGGTGAGTTCTGAATACTTCAATGACATAGGTCAGGCAGTGAATGACGCAAAATTCTGCGTTGACGAAATAGTTGAAAAAATAAACGGGCCACATCCTTAAGGGGACTTTATGGAATTAAGAAAAGAACGAGAACAGCGGATTGCGTTTAAAATGGATCAGTGGGGCATAAGCCTTTCTGAAGTGGTTCCGTACGACAAAATGTACAAGATCATTGTCGATAAAGTTGCAGGCAGGTTCAAAGCCTCTGTTGCTGACGATGAAACAAAATACCCTGTCTATGGTGATTACGATTCCAAAGATAAAGCAATTCAAGCTGGAAAAGCGATGATTGAAAATTGGTTAAAATAAAGGGGAGCAAATGGATAAACGAAAAGAATTCGAACGAAGAGTTATTTTGAAACAAAAGCAATTGGGCATTGAACTTGCCCCAACTTATTATGGAAAACACAAAGGTGTTGATTTTGAAATTCGCAAAGAAGGCGGCGGATTCTTTTGGAAAATAGGTTCTACAAAAGGTGGGATGATTTTCAAGAGTGAAGGCGAAGCAATTCAAGGCGCAAAAAAAGCAATTGAAAACGGCGTAGGTAAACTTTCTACAAACTCAGGTGTGAACCTTGCTGGAGCGATGAAGGGTACCATTAGATATTTTGACTCACTTAAAGGTGAGGGCGCAGTCCGTGGCGAGGATGGGAAGTCTTATTTTTTACATTTCACTGGAATAGTTGGGATTGATAAAAACAATCATCAATGGCCGACAGATAAAGACAAAAAACGATTATCAAACATTCAGGGAAAATCTTGCACTTTTACGCTGTACGGAAATCAAGCTGAAAACTGCAAAATTGACGGACTGTAATGACTGAAAACCTCTCTGCCTACAATGCTTGGAAACGCACGACTCTTGACCGACTCACGGCCAAGTATCGACGCATGTTCACGCATATTTATGCAGAGCATTTGCATAAGCAGCAAGCAAGAATGGTCGAGGCTCTTGAAAACGGTCAGCACACAATCGCGATCCATGCTGATGAGCTTAAGCCACTAATGCATAAGGTTTATATTGCTCACCAAGCTGCGGTTGTGAAGGCCGCAGTCAGTGATGGCATGAGAGAAGTCACACCAGAAAATAAGCTTGGCGCGTGGCAAGAGTATCCTTATTGGTATCCAGTTGAGGAAAGTTTTCACAACACAATCGAGCTTAAGCTTCGCGATTCAATTTTTGATGTGATCCATAAAAAGCTAAAGAAGAAATACACATACACTCAGATAATTGACCTAGACCTTGAGCGATACAAACGAAACGTCACTAATATTTTTCGCAAAGCGGCTGAGTCTTTTTTTAAAGAACCTGACACCACTGACACGAAAGAAGTTGTGAAAGATGTTTTAGGTCGTGTCTTCAAGCTCACGGACAATGCAGCTGAAAGAACTTTTAGAACTGAAACGACGAGGTATTTCAATGAAGCTAGAGTTGGATACTTTCAAAATAATACTAAGGTTGATTTTGTTCAGGTCGTTGCAATTACTGATGGCCGCATCTCTGATTTATGTGAGCACAGAAACGGCTATGTGATCCCAGTCAGTGAATCAGGCAAGCCAAGATTCAAACCTCCGTATCATTACAACTGCCGCACAGTTTTGTCGCCACTGATTACTTATATTAAGTCACACGCAAAAAGAGTTGAGGACAACCTTGGGGCTGAGTTTCAAGTCGTCCACTCAGATACAACAAACAAAGACTTTAAAGGAAAGCGGACGTTGCCAAGTCAATTCAACTTCAACCACTCCCTGCCTTCCTGATTGTTTGGCTCACTCGATGAGTCAACTTGGAAAAGGATTTTCATGAAAGAACAACGCCTATCAATTGAGGTTCAACCTGCGGCTCAGACAAAGGGACTTGTGCGCGAAGCTGTGCTTTGCAGATCAGGAAGTTTTGAAGGAATGAACGGCCCTGTTGTTGTTACAAAAGAAATGCTTGAGCAGCTTAAAGAGACCTATCTGAAGGTCCATGCCGAGCCTACAAATGAAAATGATTATGCTCCAATCCTTATCAATCACGACAGAAATGTTGAGTTCATAAAAGGCCGCCTTTTAACTGAAGGAATGGAAGTCAAAGAGTGGAAAGAGTTCGACGGCAAAATGCAGTTTGGACTTTTTGGCAAGCTTCGCATCGATGACGAAGAGGCAAAGAAAAATGTTGAGGCTGGAAAGTATGCACATCTTTCAATCAGCTTTGACGAAGAAAAATGGGAAATTTTTGAAGTGAGTTTCGTGGCTGTAGAGGCTGCACGAGGTTCGATTGTACTATCACAAAACGAAGGAGACAAAAATATGGAGCTACAGAAAAAGCTCACGACTCTTTCGCAAAAGCATCAAGCTCTTGCGGCTTTGACTAAAGAGTCACGAAAAAAACGAACTGCAGAATTGTCAAAGATTACTGCAACAGCAACAACGCTTGCAAAAGAGATCGAAGCTCTTTCAAAGAACGCTTCTGAGATCAAGCTAAGCATTAAAGCTTCACAAGTTAAAGGTAAGTTCAATGAACTTATTCGCGGCGGGAAAATGAATCCTGTTGAACTTAAGAAGATCGACATCAAAGAACTTGCTCAAATGAGCGAGAATCATTTGAAAGTTGTTCTTTCAAGTTATGAAGCGCGTCCCGTAATGGCTGACGTTTTTCAATACGGCCAAACTGGTTCTGAAGTGAATATGAGTAAAAAACTTACGCCTGAAAACATGCGTGAGGCGATTGCTTTACAAAAAGCTGGGAAAAATTCTGTTGTACTTGCTGAAGGTGAAGACGAGCAAGACGAAGAGAAGCTTGCAGCCAATGGAGAAGAGCACGGTGAAGAGCAAGCTGATAAAGAAAAAGCAATGAAGTCTTATGCAATGGACGAAGAGGCTTACGCAAAATGTCTAGAAGAGATTTCTGGCGTTCATGAAAAGCTTTCAGGTGTCGTTGAGAGTATCAAAGCTATGGGCGGCGATGTTGAAAAACTAGCGGCTGAAGAAAAAGACGAAGAGAAAAAAGAATTAGCAATTGAAGAAAAAGACGAAAAAGAAGGGGAAGAAAAATGAATCCAGTAATTACAAATGTCGCAATCGTTAGCCGATTCGATGACAAAGCTCTTGCTAGCAAGTGCATAATTGACGGTGCAGGAATTGCAGCTGATGGGATTATTCCCCGTGGCGCGCTTCTTGTGAAACAATCATCAAACGGAAAATACCATGTGTATGTTCACGGAACAGATACAATGGCATTAGGTGCAGTTCGCATCGCTATGGACGAAATTAAAGTTGTTGCAGGACAAGACGCTTTTGCGGCTGCGTTCTTCAAGGGCTATTTCGTAATGAGCGCAATCCTTGATGCAAACACAGCTGGCGGATTAGTTTCCGGTGACATGGTTGCAGCTTGTGGTTTCCGCATGATCGAAACTGACGAAATCGAATTAGATAATAAGTAAGTCTACTAAATTTTAACTAACAACTTTTGCCCCATAACTAGGGGCCTGGGAGTTTTCAATGAGAAAGTTACATAGCTTAGCCGGGATCATCGGCCAAAGAGAAACAGCAGTCATCGGCGCAGTCGTTGACGAAATTACAGCAAAGCCAGGCGAGCAGCTTGGTCTTAAATTAATGCCTATCAAAGCGTATCCTCAACATTTGGTTTATACTGAAATGGTGTCAGGATTCGGCGGTCTTTTAAAAGAACGCGTACTTGGCGAAGAGGGTGTTGCAGGGGCAGCTTCTAGCTCTGAAACATTCGAGTTCTCACCTGGTGCTTATCAAGAAGCTAAACGATTCGGTGAGAGAGATCTTATCGCTTTACGCAGACTTGGTTCAATCGGTGATCGTGGAGCGACTGGCTTGACTAGCGGCGTTCTTGATTTCATGAGCCGCGCTGGTGAAGACTTAAAAGTTAAATTGAACAACCGTTTAAACAAAATGGCTTGGGATACTCTTTTAACTGGTAAGTACACTTATCAAGGTGTGACTAAATTTGATTTCGCAGTTCCAACAGCTAACACTGTGACTGCAGGAACTGATTGGTCAATCGCATCAAGTGCAACTCCAATGAAAGACTTGCTTGCAATTCTTGTTGGAAACGCAGTTTATCGTAAGTACATCGTAAAAGAATTTATCATCAATCCAGTAACTGCAGCGGCGATTTTAAACTCTGCTGAAGTTCGCAACATCGTAATCAATAACTCGATGGCAACTGGTGACTTGAATAAAGCAAAAGATATTCTTTATCCAGGTCTTCCGCCATTCCGAGTTTGTAAAGATGCTTGGCAAGATCAATCTATCGTTGCTGGTAGAGTTGTTCAAGGCAACGCTCAGTACTTCGTGCCAGACTTTAAAGTTCTAGCAGTGGCTGACTTCGGCGGATCTTTATATGACGGTTACGGCGAAATCCAAATGACTTACAACATAAACGACCCATCAGCGTCTGTTGAGAGTCCTGCAATTGGAATCTATTCCTTTGTTGACGAATTGGGATTGCAACATCGCAAGTCTCCATGGGTTGACATCGTTACTGGTTTCAACGGCGGCGCGAACTTACTTCGCAGAAACGACGTTCTAGTCATCAACGGAAAATCAGGAATTTAATTTAGTCGCGACTAGGGTTTGATTGAAAATGGATTTGAAATCAATTCCACGGTGCTAGGGTGAAAACCCTAGCATCGCTTTCAAACTCTAATCAATGGAGTATCTCATGGCAAAGCCAGTTAAAATGATTTCACCAGAGGCTGAAGTTAAATCTGAAGCATCAGTGATGAAAAAGAAAATGTACAAATCAAAAGTCAACATGGTTCTACCAAGCGGTGTTGAGCTTATCAGTGGTCAACATTGTGACGTTTCACAAGAGGACCTTAAGCACTTACAAAGCGCGCACGGCGAGAGTATCGCAAACATTTTGGAGTAATGACAAATGGCTTTTTCCATTTACATTTCTGATCAATCTTATGGCTGGGTCCTGCAAGATTTAAATTACTCAGACAGCGAGAGTGCTAAGAAATTGGAAATCATTCAACGAGCAGTTGGTGATTTTGAAGCCGACATGGCTCAGAAGTTTGTCGTGCCACTTCAAACAAAAACAGGTACGGCTTATTCTTTGTCGCCAAGCTTTGCTCAGAACAAAGTATTAAATGCAATCAAAGACAAGATCCGTGAAATCATTGGATACGATAAGAATAGAAATCTCACTGGTACAATTGATTCAACTGAAAAGTTTTTAAACGTGCATGGTGAAGCGTACAAAAAGCAGATCAAAGATTTATTGAATCCTAAAATTGATTACGGGTTTCTAATGCTCGATCAAGCGCAAGACGCACAAACCCCGGTTCAGCATATTGGCCTATCAAAGGCTGATAACGGCACAGACCCAATCGGAAATTCTGGGAGCGGGTTTTACTAATGAAGCTTGAGTTCAACTTTTCAAAACTAATCTCGATCCCTGATATGTTCTCAGGCGAAAAGTTTGAAACTTTAAAGCGCACAATATTGTCAGTGATGATCGGTCAAAAGGACGAAGTCTTTCAAGCCGAGTCTGATCCAGACGGGAACAAATGGGCACCATTATCTGAGAAGACTTTATCAGGTAGAAAAAAAGGCAAGAAAAAGAATGCCGCAAAAATACTTCAAGACACTGGGATGCTTAGAAATTCTTTAACGAGTTCTAATGCACCTTATGAAATTCAATCAACCGAAGGCAGCGATGTGACTCTGGGAACGAATGTTCCTTATGCAGCAACTCATCAGTTCGGTCATACATTTACAGTACAATCTTTACACGAAACCGCAGATGGAATGAGTCTCATGGGTGTGAATGTTCACATACCAGCAAGGCCGTTCATAGGCTTCGGTCAAAAAGATAATGAAGAGGTCACTGAGACTGTTGAGGGTTTCATCAATAAGGCGGGCGCATGAGTAATCAGCACGCACGCGTTGATCTGCCACTTAGTCAAGTCACGGGTCCTCTGTTTGGTTCAAACTTACTTGAGGCTTTTAAACAAGAACTTATTACAGAGCCTGTGTTTCAAACGATGTTCGGTGTAAATGGTGAGAGAATCTTTCACGCAAAACGTCCAAACATGAATGAAACAATTTTGCCCGCACTTCTACTCACATGGAAGCAAGAGACTTTTAATTCCGGTGATTCATATTTTGAAGGCTCACTTGATGGGCTGATCGTTTTACCTATTACCTTAGACGGTGACTTCAATGCCAAGCGCAGAGTGGGTTCCCTGTTTCAGCGGTTCATGGGTGGGCGCATGAATGTTTTTTCAAACGTGCCTGGCCTGATTAAATTCGGTTATGGCACTCAATTTAATTATGAAGGTCTTGCAAGATTTGATGGAATCTCAGCACCCGCTATTCAGATGACAATTCCGTTTAAGTTCGACTTACAGCTGGTGCGTTTGAAATCGCAATACGATCCGCTCGCACCACTGGACAATTCAGATATTGGATTTGTCACAGAGTATTTATTGAAAGTCACAGATGTACCAACAGGACAAGTTCTACAACCAGAGGGGGTCATGAGTGTTACTGGACAAACCAATTAAGGTAATGGCGGCACCTGGCAAGTTGTTACCGATATTTTATAAAGGCTCGATCATTCACATTGGAAAAGACCCAGTTGAACTTGATCCGAAGCAAATGAAATTTGAATCAATGGCTCAACTAACAAACGCGCTAAAGGATGGCGACGTTCTAGAAGTAAAGGATTAACTCATGTCTATACCTGTTTTTAATTTTACAAGAAACCCAAGCGTGAAAGTATCTGTTGCAACTGCGGTGAGCGGTTTAGCAGGTGCGGACAATCAACTTATTTTAGTTGGACGAGTTGCTGCTGCTGGCGGAACTGTTGCAGTTGGCGCGCCAACAATCATCAATAACTATGGTGATCCAGTTGCTGCTCAAACTGAGTGCGACGGATATTTCGGTGCAGGGTCTGAGATCGGCGAAATGGTTGTTGCGGCAATCAAGGCCGTTCTTTACTCAAGCCTTCAAAATAAAGTTTATCCGCCAATCAAAGTTTATCCAATGGCAAACGCTGCGGCAAGTTCGACTCTGTCGGCTTTCCTTGCAAACTTCTTAGCAATGCCAGCGCCTTACATGGCAATCCCTTATGCGGCTGATGATTCAGCTGCGTTGACGGCTTTATCAAGTTTCATGACTGCAATTTCTTCAAGTGATCGTGGTGACAATGGTCAGTTCGGTTCATTCGGTTTTGCAGCAACAATTTTGCAAACTTCAAGTGCCACACCTGTGGGTGTTGCAGCAGCAAGTTCAAACCTTGTATTGCCATGGCTTCGTGATACAGCGACAACACCAGCAAACAGCGTTCATCAAGTCTCTGCAGCAATGGCGGCAATCAGTGCATGCATGGGTGTACCATTCAATTCATTGAACGGTGTATCTGTTGGCGGTCTTGTTGCTCCGTCTTCACACGCTGACTGGCACACACCAGGCGATGCAGGAACTGTCGCACTTGGACTATCTGCGGGCCTTGTTCCTCTTCAAGTATTGCCAAGCGGAATGGTTGCAATCTCTCGTGCGATTACAGCTTCAAGAGTTGTGTCAAGCATTCAAGACATTGCTTATTACGATTTGCAAGACTGGCAAGTTTTATATTACTGCCGAAAAGTTTTCTACAACATCGCAATGCAACCTCGTTATCGCCAAGCGAAAGCTTCGATTCAAGTCTTGCTTGCGCTTAAGTCTGAGTTGATCTCTGCGTGTAAAGACATGGAGTCAATCGGAATGTTGCAGTTCGTTTCTAAGTTTGCTGATCAATTCACAGTGAACCAATTACCAGGAAACAGAAATGCAGCAGTGTACAGCGTTCCAATGAACGTGATCCCAGTGCTTGCGAACATCGGAATCGCGATCACAGGAACAACGCAATTTGATGGAACTGGTTTATAAATTTTAACTAACAACTTTTGCCCCAGAACAGGGGCCAAGGAGTTTTATAATGGCAACTACTTTTTATAGTGACCGTGCATTTGTCACGATCAATGGAACAGAAAAAGCAAACCTTAAGTCTGTGAAATGGACAATCGACGACGCAGTCACTCGCGTTGATACAATGTCTAGAGATCACAGATCTGTAGGATGGAAAAAAGGAAACAGAAAAATTACAGGTTCTATGGAACTTGATGTGCCAGATACAAAGGCAGAGATTGACTTGTCATTCCTTTACGGACAGCCAGTTGACATCGTTTGTACTCTTGGCTCAAGCGGTGAGCGTTGGACTTTAAGAGGTCTTGTGCAAACTACTCAAGATTATTCTGGTTCAGTTGGTGAAGCATCGAAGACTATAAACTTTGAAGCTCTAGACGCAATCAATGAATCCGGCGCAGCGGTAAACGCGATAGTAGGATTCTAATAAATGGCGTCAGTTGATGTTGATAAAATTACGACGGCTGAGGACCTTTTAGAAAAGCTTCGCAGAGGAAATTCTCAGGTTCTTGAGATTGGCCTAGGCGAACTTAAGGTCCCGTGCCGCCTGCTTTCTGCCACAGAAGAGGCTCTTGTTGTTGCAAAAGCAAATCAAAAATCTATTAAAGACAACCCTCAAGGTTTGAAAAAAGAGATTTGGGAATCTATCAACGTAATGAAGGGAATCTTAAAAGCATCGACGACGATTGATGCTGCTGGTTTGCCTGACAGATTCTTTGAAGAGCTTCGAGAGCGTGAGCTTACTGATCTTTATGATCAGTATGTAACTTTAAATCATACAATCAACCCAAATATTCAGGACCTATCGCCTCAAGAGATTTTGCAAATCGTTGAAGAGGTAAAAAAAAAGGGTCCGAGTTCAGTGAAAAACTATTTTGGTTATCAACTGGCGGCGATTGGAAAATTATATTTGACGAGCATAGCGACATCACAGACGGCCAACGAACTTGGTACGCAATCATGAGGTTAGCCTTTGGCGATGAGGTTCATGGAAGGATCTAAATGTCAGTCAACGAAATCAAACAAAAAGTCTCGCTTGATATTAAGGAATATTCTGACAACGTAAAAAAAGCGAATAAAGAACTTAAGTCTGCAACTGATGAGATGAATAAAGATCTCACCAACAGTTCTAAAGTAATTAATCAAAATGAAAAGCAGTGGAAGCAGTGGGGAAAAGAAGTCGGCGACACTTTAAAAAAAGCTGGCTCGAATATTAAAGACAACTTATCAACTGGAATCAAAGCGGCAACTCTAGGCTTCGGCGGTGAGGCTTTAAATAAAGCGGCAAAAGATGCAGTTGCTATGGCAATGGACGCATCAGAGACGTTTGCAAAGATTCAAGCACGTCTTGGTGCCACTACTTCTCAAATGGACAAGTGGCGAGAATCAATCACAAAAACTTCTATAAGTACAAAAACAAATCTAGCTCAGATGACCTCGGCTTTTGATGAAATGTCTCAAGTCGCAAACCCTGAAGAGGTTTTGAAATTCATGGATGCAATTGGAAACGCCACAATGATGAATGGCGGAAATTCCAAGGGTGTCACTGACATGTTGAAAAACGTGATACGAGGTCAGGGTAAGGAGTTCACAAATGCAAATGTGAATGATGTTTTAAACTCAGCAAATCTTTTAACTAATCATGGCGCAGATATGGGCTCAATTGACAAGGCCATGGGTGCAATGAGTGGGCTTGATCAAAACGCAGTGAAGCTTTCAGGACTATCGCAAAAACAAATAGTGGGTTTACTTTCTGGCGCAAGTCAGACGGGCATTCATGGGATCGATGCTGTTCAGGGGATGCTTGGTTCTAATGGACAGGGAATGTTGAGTCAGCTTAACGGCGTTCTTGGCGGTCAACTTATGCAAGGCGGGAAGCTTAACCTTTCTGCGCTTGGTTCAAGTCAAGCAAATGGTCTCACTCATCTTGGAAAAGATGAGAATACAAACCTTGCAATATTTAAACAAATGTCTGGCCTTGGCGATAAAGAGGCCGAAGGCATGTTCAACATGATTCGTCAGTTTGAAAAAATGAATCGAGTCATGGATGAGACTATCAAAGATCAAACAACTCTTGGAGACAGTGCAAAAGTTGCTGGTAATAACTTAAAAGCAAGTTATCAGAAACTTGAGACCACTTTAGTTGGAGGCTTTGCAGATATTTTCAGAGGCTTTGAGGCTCCACTTTCAAATTTACTTAGCGGGAATTTTGGCAAAGCAGCAGGCGGTCTTTATGGCGGAACAAAGAACGCAATCGGAAGTGCTGTCATAGATCACCCATTGTTGACTCTCGGAGCACTTGGAACACTTGCTGGCGGCGGAAAATTAATTAGCTCTCTACTTGGAAAAAAAGGCGTTGCTAATACAACGGAGCTAATCAAGAGCGTTGGGATTGGTTCCGCACTTAAGCAGATGGGTGTGACCCCCGTTTATGTCGTCAATGCCTCTGATATGGGAAAAGACCAAAACATGGCGATGGGTGCCCTTAAAGATATGATGGGCGGTGATATTACAAAAACCGTTGCGGGTAAGGCTGGCGTTTTTGCAGGCAAGGGTAAGTTCATGGGCAAAGCCGGACTTGTTGGCCTTGCTGGCATGGGTGTTGATTACGCTGGTGATAAGTTAACAGAGCATGGACATGAAAACTGGGGTCGAGCAGCGAATGTTGGCGGTGAGGCTTTAGAGGGCGCAGCGACGGGAGCCATGCTTGGGTCAATTATTCCGGGAATCGGAACGGCAATTGGAGCAGGTGTTGGCGCAACGCTTGGAACAGCCCACGGGATTTATAAAGTCATGGTTGAGGTTGATTCTAAAGACCCTCAATTCTCCGCAAGACCGAAGTCAACTGACAATGCACGAAGCGCGAGGACTTACTAATGACATGGAATATTACGGCAGGAATTTATAAGGGTGTTGCGTTTCACACGGCCACAGCAATGGGACTTCCATTTGGTGTCACAGATCAAAGTGAAGACGTTGAACGTCGTCTGCAGGTTTCTGAAAAAGCGTTGATCGATGGGGCTGACGTTGAGGACTTCGGTCGCAAGGCTAGAACGTACTCAGCGACAGTGGTTTTCTTTTCAACACCGAACGCACCTGATTATTTACCTTATTTAAAACAATTTGAGGACATTCTAAATGACGGTAAGTCAGGGATCTTGATTTTGCCTGACGTTGAGAATGCGATATGGGCGAAGTTCCAAAAAAGCTCACGCAAGTCTTCTGCAGCAGACGGGTCTTCAACATCGATGACAGTGAGTTGGATTGAGGACAACACGACGGCAGTATTGCCGAGTCAGTATCAAGCTATTGCAAACGCAAACAAAGCAATCCAGGAAAAAAATAATACACCAGCATTGCCAACGATCTTTGATCAAGCGGCATTGGTTGCAGCAAACGCTGCTAAAGCAACGAGCACATTAAGCCTTAACTCATCAATTGCCGCGTTAACGGCTGCACAGAGCGCGATAGTTAACACGCTCACGTCGATCAACAATGTTTTAAATGTCGGCAGGAACGCCCGCCAGAGCATTTTAAATGCCGTTCAAACAGCAAAGACTGACCTCGCAGCTGTTCAGGGTATCGCGGCAGGTATTACGACCCTTGCTGATGCCTTATCTTTAGGCTTAAGTGCTGCGGCCCCAACGAGATACAACACAGGCGTTGGCGCAATCGACTTCGTTGCTCCCGATGTGGTGAGCACAACGGTTGTTGCAGGCGTTTCAACAATTCAAGTGACCACGCCTCCGGTTCAACAAATCGGATCATTCCCTGAAGGCGTTGAAGCTTTGCAGATTAAAGTTGCAGCACTTCAAGCAAACCGCGCAAGCATTGAATCAAAAACTCAAGGGGCAACGAATGACTTCACAGCCTCGTCAATTACTTTAGAAAACTCAATGATTGATTTAATAGCGATCATGAAAACGTCAGCATCTAGAACGGTCATGACACAGACTGAAACCTCGCTATTAGAAGTTCTGTTTCAGAATAGCCTTAGCATTGACATGCTTGAATCAGTCCATGAGTTAAATCCAGACTTAGATGATATTCTAGACATCCCACCATATACGGTTCTTAATATATGAGTGATTTTAAGGCGGTCATCAGAGCAGATTTTATCAATCGCAGGAAGGGAAAGAGAATTACTTCTGTTCCTGTGCAAAATAGAATCACCGTCAATAAGGACATTCGATCTCTCACAGACTCTTTTGATTTCGAAATCTCATTCAGGTTCGGCGAAGAGATTGAGCTTCACTCACATGATTTTGTTGAGTTCTATTTTTATCTGCCAAATACAAAAACAAAGTTTCAAATCTCATGCGGGTATATTGAAGACTTCGTGAAAGAGACGAATAGCTCTGCGCTTAAATTTCAAGCAAACGGTCGAGATTTTCTAGGCCAGTTCTTTTCACTGCCGTTTTTAAAAGCAAAAACATTCAACCAGACCTCAACCTTAAATTTTCTTACAGAGGTCATAAAACAGGAATATAAGACTGACGGACAAAAGCAAGACACATACCTTGCTGAATATTTACGCTTCAATAATAGGACTCAACTCGTTCTTGATCATGGAGCTTCAAAGACTCCACTTAATATTCAAAACCTATCTGACGCCAAGATCGCACCCGTAGTTCAACAATCCTATGAAGAGGTAATGAATATTGTTTATCAACACAGAAAAGGGAGTGTTGTTGTTTGGGGTCGAGGTGAAGAGCCTGACTTAAAGTTTTTGAACGCAAACAAAATGGGATACACTCTAAGTGAAGACACCGACCAGAACGTAAAGCGTTTTGTCTTGAGAGAAAACTATTCGAAAGTTTTTTCTGAAGTGAAAATACAATACGCGGGCGGTGAAAATAATATTGATTACTACTCAACACCTTCGAACGCCGTATTCAATTCCAATAGAAAAGCTCGGCAGATATTTCAACCAGAGATCAGAACATTTCAGACAGACACTTTGGTCACCACTGGCGGGACAATTGGTGTTGATCAGAAGCGTGATGCGCTGGCAAAAAGCATATTGCGAAAGAGTAATCAGAATTTAACTCAAGTCGTGATTCAAACTCACAGGCCTTTTTATTTAACTAAAACAGGTGACACGATTCCTTATGAAGTGAACCAGCTTTGGAAAATCTATTCTTACACGAACGAAATCAATGAGTACATGAGGCTCGTTGGAATCGGATACACGCAAGATGCAAATGAACTCAATGTCGAACTCTGTTTCATACCAATGGATAGTTTAATATGAACATAGACAAAACATGGCTTAGGTCATTCATACTTTCAATCGTAAAGCCTCTAAAGCCTGGCAAGATCGTTGATCAGTCTGGGACTAAAGCCTCAATGGATAATCTTTTCCCTGACGGATACGATGACAGGTTTGATCTTGCTTCACCATTTGGATTTATTTCAGGCATCCCAAAAGGTGTGACTGGATTCTTTCAATCACTCTTTGGGTCTGGATATGCAAACATAATAGTTGCTCTTCAGCACGCGAAGCGTCCCTCGCCTTCTGGTCCTGGTGAAACGATTCTTTATTCAACGGACTCAAGTGGAAATACTGTGAAAGTAAAAATCACCCTTGGGGCTGATGGCACTTTGACAATCAATGCGCCGACGAAAGTCGTTGTGAATGCGCCAGACGTTACCGTCAACGCGTCAACTGTCGAACTTGGTTCTGGGGCATTGGAAAAAGTTTTAAACGGCGAAACCTTTCAGACATTTTTTAATGAACATCAGCACTTGGGAAATATGGGAATTCCAACGGGGATGCCAATTGTTCCAAGCGATGCTGCGCATTTGTCGGCAGTAGTGAAAGCGGCAAAATAGGGAGGCTTTATGGCGTTAAGTGAAGCGGACATGGTCGCAAAAATTAAAGCAGCGGCAGCGGCGGCAGGGGTCACGATTCAAGATCCAAACTTTCTTTTGATTCTATGCAAAGGAATCGTTGATGAAATTAAAGCAAACGCAACAATAACAGGAACCGTGACTGGCGGACTTGGCGCTGGCGGTGCAGTGACGGGGACAATATCATGAGTGGCATTCCAATAATAGACGAGCAAGGAAATTATAGAACTGTTGGTGGTTCTCTTTATCCAACAACAAGCACGCATCCTGTTTATAAAGCAAGGGTGTCTTTAGCGTTGCCGCAAAACACTTGGCTCTATGCTCCAACCTCGGGTCATAATTTTGATGCTTATAAAAATGCAAAAGCAACACCTGAAAAGATTCTAGAGTTTGAAAAGAACGTGAAGCTTTATCTTAAACCTTACGGACCAAGTGTCACTTCGATTTTCACAGGTCGTGGAAAACTTGAAATAGACTTTACGATTCCGCAAATTCCATCGACAGGTACTTAACGATGGCTTCAGTATTTGTTGCAACCAGAGATATAGTTCAGAGCATGTGTGATGATTTTAAAAACATCACGGGCGTTACTTTAACACCAGACCAGATTGATGACCCAAGAGTTGTAAAATTCTGGACCGATTCGGGGCCTCTGTCTTCTGTGTACTCGACTTTGCAACAAGTGCTAAATAATTTCTTTCCCTCAAGTGCTGACACGAACTCTCTTCGAAAGCATTTATTGACTAGAAATATGCCTGATCAAATTCAGCCGCAGAAATCTCACGGACAAATCCAATTTGTATTTTCAACACCAGGAACTGACATTCCAGTCGGAACTCAAGTTAAAAGAAAATCAAACGGTGCTTTGTTCCAATCTATTCAAGACGTTGTTGTGGACTCAACAGGCCAGGCAACTATTTTCTTTGAATCAATGGACGCCGGAAGTGTCACGAACATCATTGCAAACGGTGAGCCTTTTCAATTGGTTCAGCCTATCGTTGGAGTGACTTCAAGCTGCGTGAGCCTTACTAAGTTCTTGGACGGTCGTGATCTTGAAACGAATGCTGAAATGGTTGCAAGGATTCTTGCGCATGATCAGGACTACAATTCAGGCGGCAACATTGTTGCTTATGAAACGTGGGCCAAGGCTGCAAGTAATGAAGTGGTGACTGCAAAAGGTATTAAGAACCCTCGCGGTCTTGGTACAGTGAACGTGATTATTACAAGTGGCACTACAGACATTCAAGGTGCTGTGCAAAGTGGGCAAGCTGTGACTCGTCAGCCATCAACGTCACTTGTTTCAACAGTCCTTGCTTATATAAATACATTCAACCCTGTGACAGACGATGTTCAAGTCATGGGTCCAACAGAAGTTCCGATCAATGTTTCGTTTTCATATTCTCTTTATAATGAAACAGTCGGAAATCGTTCTTATGTGAATAATATCATCACGCAGACAATTCAAATTTTCCTTTACTCGGCTCGTCCCATGGATGTGTTAACACCAACTCAGATTGAGCGGGCAGTTGATTTAGCAATTGGTGATTTGATTGATGAGCGTGAGTGCGGAAATCTTGGGGGATCAACAAGTTATTATCAGGTCGGGTCGAGTTCTATTGTGGCCCCTGGCACGATAACCTTAACTCAGCTAACGACTCCGGTGTGATATGAGTAAGGAACAGATCTATTACGAACTGTTAAGCCGAACCGACCACACAGTATTTTACAAAGATTTTTCGCCAACGGCTTCTATTGATGGCAATGCTCCGTTAAATCAAATATTAAATCTCGTTTATGCTCGTCAGATCGTAAAGCTTAAAGCATTGATTGACGAGGTAAAGCTCAACGCATTCCCAATGACTGTGACTGCTTTAACGATTGCAGACTGGGAGCTTGATTACTTTGGCTTTGTAAAAGGTAGCCTGCCGCTTGCTCAACGAGTGAGTGAGATTATGACAAAGTTCAATCGCAGATTCTCGATGAGTGTTCCTGATGTCATGGGGCTGTCTCAGAGTATTGTTGGGTCAACGCCTGTTGTAATTCGAAACATGGAAAACGCAGGGTTTGTTTTAGGTCGTGCTGTGCTTGGTATTTCTACAGTCATGGGCGGCGAATCGACAGGGACATTTGTATATTTAGTTTCATTCACTAAACCAATTAATTCCACATTGTTGAACCAACTCGATCAAGCATTGACGTTGATTGAAAAAGCAGGTTGCACGCACAAAGTAAAAGCGCCGACGCAATTCTGGATCTTGGGTCAAGTGCCACTGGGAATTAATACGACGTTGGGAGCTTAATTTATGTTGATAAACGGAAAAATTAACTGGTCAAATTTGCTAGACTATAATGTGCAGCCTTCTGATATGGAGTTGTCACAAACTTATTTAAAACAAAACTTGATTCAGTATCTGCAAAACTCTCGCTCAGCGGGTGTGATTGCTGGTGCTAAACTTTCAGTTGTTGCAGGAATGCAGATCAAGGTTTCAGCAGGTATTGTGCTAATGCCTGACGGTCAGCTTGTTGCGTTCCCTGATTTAACTGCGAGCGTTTCAGCCGCAGACCCGACCAACCCTCGTTTGGATAGAGTTGAAATTGCTTACACTCCAACAAACAACACAGCTGTTCTAGATGTGAACTCAACTTCAAAAGTTCTAGACATTCTTTATGCAGCATCAATTCATTTAGTTCAAGGGACGCCCGCTTCAAGTCCTAGTCTCCCACTTGCCTCGTCTGCGAATATATCAGTCGGACAAGTCCAGGTACTTGCGGCGGTGTCTTCCATAACCTCGGCAAATCTTTCTCAAGTTGATGACGTAAGCTTTTATAGTTCAGCGATCATGCTTGGAAATAACAACGCATTTATTAGAATGAATCAGTCTGCAGGTCAGCTTCAGTTCTCAAGCGACGGAGTTCGTTACTCGGCTTTTGGTTCTGGCGGCGGAGGCGGGGCAGGGGCTAACTGGCAAGGTATAGATGCTGCGGCACCAACAGAAGCATTCGAATATGGTGAGAAATCATTCTTGTTTGCTCAAAGTGCAAATCAAGCTTGCGGTCTTTGGGTTCGAGTTCCCAGTGGATACTTGTCAGGCTCGCCAATCAGCATGAAGCTTGCTCATTATTCGCCGAGCACAAGTGGTGCATGGAAATTTAAAGCCATCACTACTTTGATAAAGAAAAATGTCGATGCGATTTCCTCAACGACGAATCAGCACAACTCAACAAATGTTGAAGTCACTCAAAGTGTTGCGAATCAATACAAAGAAGTTGTTTACGATTTAAGCTCGTCACTAGGGCTTATCAACGGCTTAAGCGTGTCACCTGGTGACATGATTTATGTAGAGGTTTTGAGAATTGCGCCAACGGCAACAGAGGATTCAAGCGACGTTCGAATGATTCCCTCGAGCACAGAAATACTTTTTAGCTAATAGGAGTTAAACTCATGAAAAATATTATTTTAATTTTAGTTCTAGGATGGCTTTCGATAGCTCAGGCAATAACACCTGCCGACCTTCAAAGCATGCCTTCACAAATTCAGATGTTAAACAACGGCGGTTTTGAAAACGGAACTGCCAACTGGACAGCTTCGGCGGGAACCTTCACAAGCCAAACGGCAACAAAGATTGCTGGAAAGGCTGCAGGGGCATGGGCCCTGAGTGCTGCAACAGGAACCCTGTCGCAGGATGTGCCGACCCCAGGTGCTGTTTCAATGAGTGCTGCTTGTTTTGTGAACACAACTTCAGCAAGCTTCCAAATCTGCTCTAGAACGGGCGGAGTTGCGGGAAGCTGTTACACAGCCCCATCAACAGGAAAATGGAGCCTAGTAAGTTTGCCGAACTTTACGGGGCCATCCAGCGGAACTGTTGGGATCCAGGTTTCAACAACTGGATCAACAACAGGAACTGCCTATATTGACGGCTGTTATCTTGGACCTGCTCAAAGTTCTAGCAGTGGTTCGTCAAGCGGTAGCACAGGAATCAACTATCTTTTAAACTCAAGCTTTGAGGGCGGTGCAGGTTCTTGGACTGTTTCAAACGCAACGTCATCGGTTAACACTTCAAACTTTCATGATGGGACTCAGTCGATTGCGCTTGCGCCTTCAGCGGCTGGTTCATTTTATCAGGATGTGACTCCGCTCACGAATCTTTCTGGCACCAACATGGAAGCTGGAATGTGGGTCAACACAACGACCTCGGGCGTGACCGTATGTGCTCGAGTTGGAGGTGTAACCTTATCGGGCAACTATTGTAATGCGGTTCCAACAACAGGAACATGGCAATATGTGAATGCGAACTTCATTGGTCCTGCGAGCGGTTCGGTCGGTGCTGCAGTTGTATGGACTGGATCGACTGGATCAATTCTTGTTGATCAAGCTTATGTAGGACAAGCGACGAATCTTAGTCAGGTTAGTCAAGCAAGACTTGTTGGTACAATCACAATGACCGGATGTGCGGCAATGTGGTCAACGTCATCAACTGTTTTTGCAGACTTCGCAGCAACGACAGGATGCTCTTATGCAGTAACGGGATCAGCACTTGCACCTAGCACAATGATACCAGCAATTAAATTCGCTTCACTGCCTCCTGGCGAATATAAACTTGAGTATGAAGGATTGATAATTAATAACGTCACGGGAAAAAATGCATATTTTCAATTTTCTGACGGAACAAACGCCGCAAGAGAAACATCAGCAGTAAGCGCATTTGTTTCTTCAGGTGGAGTAAGCGTCTCTGTTCCATCATTCTCTCAATCAATCACATATACAACGGCACAGTCTAATGTAACTCTTTCAATTAGAGGAAAAGTAGACTCTGGCGATACCTCTTTTGTCACGGGTCAAACAGCTTATCCAGGTGTGATTAGAGTTTATTACTACCCTTCTCAATCTCAACTAGCAGTTCAATCTCAGTGCGCATCTTCAGGATCTTGCATAAATCACTTGAGCGCGTATTTCTCAAATTGGGCTGTAACTTCTGTTCAAAATGTCCCATGGGTTACAAATGCAAACACTAGGGCTGGTGTTGGAAACTATACAATTCCTTTTGTATCAGGATTTTTTAGTGTAGCTCCAAATTGCATTGTTCAAGGTGTTAATGGTCAATCTGCAATAGCAAGTATTAGCACTTCATCAGTTTCAATTTATTTATGGAATGTTTCTGGGACTCTCACTGATGGGGCCTTCACTCTTAATTGTGATAAACAAGGGGCTGATCAAACTAGCATGAGTGCACCTATACTAGTCGGATCTGTAACGAGTGGTAGTGCGGGGGCTGAGAGAGTTGAAAGAATATTATTCGGCGGTGGTGGTACTGTAACAAGTCCTACAAGCTGTACTGGCTCACCTTGTACAACAATAACTACTTCTAGTTCGTGGGTTTCATCAATCACTCGCTCTGGAGCTGGGATATATGTTGTAAACTTTGCTGCTGGAACATGGTCAGCGCCTCCATTGTGCGTAATTCAACCGGAATGTAATTCGTTACTTCATGTTGGAGCACCTACTGGAAAATCCGCATCGTTAGTTAATGTTACAATTTATAATTTAGCTGGTGCCGCAGCAGACGACGCAGTTACTTTAACTTGTACGGGTCCTAAATAATCGAGGTTTAAAATGTTAAAAGTAGTTTTTACAAACAAAGCAACTGGAATCACTGAAGAATCATTATTCAATGATCAAGCTCAATTTGATGCTCACCAAATTGAATTTCCTCAATATGCTACTGACTATACTTTTGTATTTTCTGACGTAACGGCAGAAGTTGATCATGCAAAAAAAGTTTATAGTAGAGAATCTGTTCGAGTAAAATGTCTTGAGCTTATCGACGAAATCGCAGCTTTAAACTTAGAACTGCAAATAAACCCTGCGACTGTGTTTTCAAACTCAGCCTTTCAAGGAATCTGTCTTGCTCTTTTAACTGGTGCGCCACAAACAGCAAGTCAGTTGATCGTTCAAAATGGACCTTCGATTTATCCTCAATCTGTTGTTGATGAGTTCGTTGCAAAATTGGCGGCGATGTAAAATGATTTTTGATGATTTAGGATTGCCAAAAGTACAAGGCGCTGACGACAAAATGGACAGCGCCATGCTGGCTGGGGTTATGGCAACATTTTCATATCCTACGTTTCCAAAAGAAATATGTTGCAAGTATATCATTCAAACAGGCCTTGGTGAGTTTCAGGCTGTTCGTCATCCTGTTGAGTCACCTGCAAATAATCCTAAAAACTTTTCCCGTGATCAACTTGTGTGTCTTGCAACAGGACTTTATTTCGCAGGTCGAATTGATCTCTGCACGATTCTATATGTGAACGCAAAGAATAATGGTTGGCGCGCACAGAATGTTGAATCAGATGTGCCAGGGTCTGCTAAGAAATTCCCAGACGGTTCCGATTGGTTGAGTCCAAGCGTTCGCAATCACCTTCGCATTTGTGCGGGCGCTAAGCCTTCACTCATTGGCAAAGCAATGTTTTTCATCGATTTACTTTGGGCGTGTTTCGTTGATTCAAAACACGAGACCAACCAATTAATTTGCATGGCAATGGTAACTCATCCGTGGCACATGAGATTTTTAAGAAAGTTTCATAAAGATTTAAAAGCTAACATTATTAATTATTGGTGCAATTGGCGGAAAGAAAACGCCCTTGCTAATGTGATAATAAATAAAGTCTGGGGCATGTGATGGCTGATTATTCTTTCCCTTGGCAAGTCGGGCTCGCGATTGTTTCACTGATCGTTTACATCGTTCGAATTGAATCAAAGAATAATTCTAATGAGAGTAACATCAGAATGATGAGTGATCGAATTGATAAGCTTGAGACTGATCATAAGAATGAAACTGCAAAACTAAGATCTGATTTTAAAGAAGAACTTTTAAAAATCGAAAACAAGACTGCTCAATCTTTTTCAAACCTTGGATCTCGCTTCGATGTTCACAAGAAAACCATGGATGACATGAACAGAATTCTTGCAAAAGTCGAAGCATATATTGAACATCAGAAATAATCGGGGGATCTGTGGCAGCGCAAAAACTTGATTTTGTATCAAACGAATGCGGGGGAAATCCTTGCGAAGCTGGTGCAAACTTTAATTACGATTTAATTTGGCAAAAAGAAAACCCTGTTGGCTCTGGCCTTTTTGTTCCGGTTGACTTAACGGGTTTCTCAGCAAAAATGCAAGTTCGCAAAAATACTGGATCACCTGTCATTATAGAGTTATCGACTACAAATGGGCGCATCACGATCGATGCTGCAAATGGAAAAATTACTTTGTCATTATCTGCAACTGATACTGCAGCCCTTGCCTCGGGAATGTATAAGTATGACCTTGATCTGACTTCACCTTCAAGCTTCGTGATTCGATTTGTGCAAGGAAACTTTGAGGTCTCTGGACAAATCACCGCATGACAGACTCTGAGCTTATCGCAGTTCTAGATTCCACGACAAGAATCGTGGTGTTCGGTTCTGAGTTCTCAGATGAGCTTGAAATATTAAGAGTTCCCGTTATTGAGCGCGTGATAGTTCGTGAAGGATTCACGGGTTCTGGCGGAAATACAAACTACGCTTTATCAGCAGGATCTCTTTCGATCACACGCATAGCAAGCGAAGCAATTTTAAAAGGCGATGCCGTCTGTGCAATCGACGCAAACACGGTTGGAGTTGCAAACTCAAACACGACACTTCAAAGAGCTATGTGTTTAGGTGTTGCGCTTAACGATGCAGTCGCGGGCGCGACAGTTGACATACTCATTATGGGTGTTTTCACAGATTCAAGTCTTTCAATTTTCACAGTCAATAAACTTTTGATGCTCGATCATAACGGTGGGATCTCTGATCAAAAACCAATGACAGGATTTAGAACCATCGTCGGCAGGTCTCTTGGTGGGAATCAAATCCTTGTGAATGTTCAAGTGCCAGAAATAATCTAAGGGGGCTACAAATGGCGTCAACGGCAAAAAAGAAAATAGAAAAAAAAGATGAGTCATCATTAAAAGGTTCAGAGTTTTTACACGCTGATCACCTTCGTCTACTAGAAACTATGTCACGAGACGTTGAACTTTCTAGAGTCCATATTGCAGTTGAAGAGCAGGGTTATAGAAATCTCATTTTAGAATTTGAACTTTTAAAAAATAGACTAGAAAAACAGAAGCTTCTCGTTCAGCAAAAAGCAGACCACGCCGATACAATTTCTAAACGATTCACTCAATTCAAAAAAGATTTGTGGCCCCAGTACGGGCTTGAGGAATCCGCTGGGCTTGGCTACGACGTCGAAACAGGAAAAATACACAAACAATAAACGAAAGGAATAAAACATGGCAGACATAAAAGTGCTCTATGTAAATTCAGAAGGTTTCAATCAGGAAAGTAATTCATCAACAGATTCAATCCAAATGTTCTCATTTAAAACTGCGACGAAAGAGCTTACAGATACAAAGCTTTCGAAGCTGATCGACGGTGTTGATGCAAACGACGAACACATTCATGACGCTCGATACTTCAGACAGAATCAATATATTTCTTCGTCTGCTGGTATTGCTGATGCTAATAAACCAATCTATGCAGGCTCCGCAGGAAAGCTTGATACTTCATTACTTGATGTTTCAACTCTTAATGCTTTGCTGTCTCACTCTGCTTTAACAAACTTGAGTGCTGACGATCACGTTCAATATTCAAAAGCAGATGGATCTCGTGACTTCTCAGGTGCGATTAAATACGCAAGTCACCCAAGCTTCAGTTTGCCTACACAACTTATCGACAAAAAATATGTTGACGATTTGATGGCTGGCACAGGCGACTGGATGAACGCAGTATTGTCTCGCGCTAATGCTCCGGCATCAAGCCCAGTAGTTGGTGCAAGATATTTAGTTGACTCTGGAATGGGCGCTCTTTCTGGTGCATTCGTTGGAAACGATAAGTCGATTGCTCAGTGGAGTGGTTCTGCTTATGTATTCACTGTCCCTCATATTGGTAACATGGTTTCTGTAGACAACGAAACTGATGGAATTTATTTATATGATGGAACATCTTGGTCTAAAAAATCATTCGAGGCAACAAGTGCTTCTACTGGTTTGACTAAAGTAGGCATGGACATTCAGCTTGCATCAAGTGCTGCCGGTTCTGGTTTGTCATTCTTAGCAGGTGTTTTGAGTGCTAAGTTTGATAACTTGTCAGTTGATTTAAATGGCTCTGGACAACTTGAAATTAAAGATATTGGCGTTAAAGCTGCAAAGATTGATTTCGGTGTAGGCGCAGGTCAAGTGAAAGCCTCATTGCTTCCAATCGTTGATGTAGGAAACTACACAGCGGCTTCAGATGTTGAGGGTGCAATTCAAGACCTTTACATGAGAGTTGAAGCAACTGGCGTTGACTACTTGGCAGATCTTGGCGGAGTGACTAAAGGTCAACCAGTCGTGATCTCAAGTGCTGACAAAGTTGGACCATTGGGTGCAGTTTCTAATCACCAACGCGTGATTGGTATTGCGTCTGATACAGTGACTGCAGGTGCAAGAGTGCAAGTCCTTATGGACGACGCTGTAATCCCAGGTGTGTTATCGGGTGCCGTTGCGGGTGCTACATACTATTGGAGCGGAACAGGTCTTTCAACGACTATGCCATCTAGCTCAGGTTCACATGTTTGGAAAATGGGAGTTGCTAAAAATGCAACAGACCTTCATGTGCAATGCGACTTTATTAAAGTAATAGCTTAAGGAATTTTGAGGGGCTGTGGTGATAGCGGTGTCATCACGGCCTTTCATCTTAAATAAATATGCAAATCAAAATTGCAATCTTTGGAAAAGGTTCAACTGAATACGACGAGGTCGTTGAGTATGATCTTTTGCAAGCGTTAACCGACGTTGGCATCTATCCAATAATTGGAGGCGGTTCCGGCAGTTCTCTAAACGTCGATACTATTCTCGTGGATCAAAACGGTGACGTATTGGTTGATAGTGACTCAAATGTTATTGTCGGAGTGTAGTGATGAGCGTTCATATTATTCAAGGAACAAGCGCGCCAAGTGTAGCACCGACTAAAATCGGTCAGCACTACATCGACATTACAAATCGAAAATCATACGTATCAGTCGGAACATCTTCAGCCAGTGACTGGATTGATTCAGGTGGGTCATTTCAAGGAACACCTTATTTCGAATATATTTTAACAGGTTCTGATTTATCAGCAGGTCAAATGACATTGCCAGAAACTCCGCCAATCTCAAGTGATGTTTCAGTAAATATTTACGGCGGTTGTGCTCAGGCAAACGGAATAGATTTTACAGTGAGTGGAAATATTTTGTCATGGTCAGGTCTTGGAATGGCGACAGTCGTTTCAGCCGGTGACATATTAATTATAGAATTTTAACAAGGGGTTTTAAATGTTATTAAAAGGTAAATTTTTCGAACCAGCAAGTGGCGCATCACTAACAGGTATTGATGATTCTAAAATGCGATTGAGATCAGCAAACTATTTTCGTGGTCGTAATGCTGCAAACACTGCTGACATAAACATTATTCGCACAAACGCAAGTGATGTGATCGAGTTCCCAAGCGTTCCACAAATCGTTGGAACCCCTGTGAATCCAAATGACATTGCAACAATCGCAATCGTTCAAAGTATTGCGCAAGGTCTTCGTTCTACAAAAGATGCAGTAAGAGCATTATCAAGTGCTAATATCGCGATCAGCCCAGGCGGTGCCTCACTAGTGGTTGACGGAGTGACAATGGCAAACGGTGATCGTCTTGCTCTTGTTGGTCAAACTACAGCTTCGCAAAATGGCATCTATGTTGTATCTGGCGTTGGAACTTCAGTAGTGCTTGCAAGAGCGACTGACGCTGCAGCGACTGGGCAAATCATGGAAGGCATGGCGTTCCTTGTTGAAGAGGGAACTATCAATGCAAAATCTCAATGGATGGTTACTACTGCGGGAGCGATCACTGTCGGCACTACAGCAATCACAATCGTAAAATACCTTCAGCAACTTGCATACACTGCAGGTGACATGGTGACTCTTGTAGGAACAGTTTTCTCAGTTGCATTAAGCACAGCAAGCGGACTTGTGTCTTCTAATCCAGGAAACCCAGGCGGTACACTTGCAGTAAATCCTGCAGCAAACACAATGAAAATCAATGCTACAAATCAAATTGAAGGAACAAAAGCCGTCAGCGATACATTCACACTTACTGCAACTGACATCACAAACCAGTATGTTGATTTGACTCAAGTGGCAGAGAATGCTGCAAGCCTAGCTGTGATTCCAAAGGGCGGACCAGAGCAAGTTCTTACTACTGACTACACTGTTAACTTAACAGGCGGCGCTGGTTCTAAGACTCGAGTTACATTTGCAGGTGATCTTGCAACGGCAGGGGCTGCGGCTCTAGTTGCTGGCGATGTACTTTATATTTCATACAGATATTTATAAGGAACTTAAGTGCGCTTCATAGCTCGTTTTTTTAATTCAGAATCGTCAACTGCGGGCCAGGTCCTAACATCAAACGGATCTGGCAAAGCCAGTTGGCAATCACCAAGCGGCGCGGGCGGATCGAGTCGTGTTGTTGCGGCTGTGTCTACGACTATGACACTCGCATCAGCGCCAAGCACTGATTATGTTTATCTTGCAAGCGGCACGATTACTTTAACTTTGCCGACAGCGGTTGCTTCGTCAGGTGACTATACAATTAAAAATGTTGGCACAGGTGTTGTCACTGTTAACACAACTTCGTCGCAAACAATTGACGGCGGATTAACAGCAGTCATCGGTCGTCAATATGATTCGATTGATTTAGTTTCTGATAATGCAAACTGGAATATAGTTTAGGAGTAGACATGTCTTACGCACAAGAAATTTCACCAACTACAAAAGGCGTACAGCCAAGTTTGTTCACGCCCACACAGCCGGTTAATGATTCAGGAAGAAATATTACAAACTTTTTTATGGTGCTTCCGATAGTATCAACAGCAACAGACACACTAATGTCTTTGACTGGATACAAGTCAGGCGCGTCGGTGACTGCGACGACAACACCGGCAGTTGTGACAGCAGGAAAGATATACAGAATTACTTCAATAAATATCACTTACGTTGGCGTAACAACAGAGGGTAATGTTCACTTCACACTGAGAGCAAACCCGGCGGGTGTTGTTGCGATTACTTCACCTGCTGTTGTTGAATATGTATCAAGCAACTGGGCTCGAGGAACAGCAGGCGAAACTGCAAGTTATTCAATTCCAATTCCTGATGGTATGGAGTTTGCGGCGGGCACAGGCATTGGAGTTTCAATGCAAGGCTTTAATGCAACAGGAACTGCGGCAGCCGTTGGATATGGTCAAATTTCAATAACAGGTTATGAATACTAGGAGATAAAATGGTAAATTATAATTCGTCACAAATCGGAATCAAGTACATCAGAGCGAACAACATCACAATTCAGTATCCAGAAAATGGAGTTCCAACGGTAACTGTGTCACAGGAAAATGCTGTGAAGCTTGCTGACAATACAATCGTTGCAATCAGTCCTGCTGAAAGTATTTCATTTCAACTTGATCTAGTTGGAAACGGTACAACTCCGATTCCTTTAGTTGACCCAACAACAGGTGCAAACCTTGGTGCGAACACTACTTTGCAACAGCTTATGCTTGGAATGCTTGCGGTTATCAGACAACAACAATTGATTCAAAACACTTAAGAGGTGATCAGTGTTAAAGATTTCAGTTGTTGCTAGTACAACAAAGAAATTCAAAATCGGATCATGGATCATTATGAAAATACTTGGAACGAAGTATTCTCATGTTTCATTTTTAATTTGGGATGACCTTGGAAAAAAGATCGCAACATTTGAATGTGTGCTATCGGGCGGAGTTGTAGTCACAGGTGAGAAGTGGTGGGATCAAAAACACAAGGTTATATTTCAGCATGACTTCACGATAGACGAAGAAAAGATGCAGCAATTTATTTATGCTGCTTTTGATTCATGTGGTGAACCTTATTCTCTGTTGCAAAACATTGGGATTGAGGTTTCAAAGTTCTTTAATTTAAAACGCAATATTTTCTCAAATGGTCGCAAGGCTTCCAACTGCTCTGAACTGGTCGAAAGGTTCGGCAAGTTTGTTGGATTAGAAATTGATGTAAACCCAGACATGGTGACGCCGAAAGATGTCGTTCATGCGCTTAAGAAATTAGGCAAGTGATGGGAAATGTTTCAGTTATTAAAACAACTGAGATCGAGCGAGTAATACTCGTTCAAGAGCCGGGACCAGGGGCGCAAGGTGTGCCGGGTCCACAGGGAATTCAAGGGCCTCCGGGTCCTGCAGGAACTGGCGGCGGGACAACTTCTATCAATGTGGTTTCTCCTTTAATTTATGATTCAACAACTCAAACTATATCACTACAAAACCCACTGACGAATGAAGTAATCAGCGGGGGGAATTTTTGATAACCACGGAAGGAATATAAAATGGCAGTAACAATACTTTTGAAAAAACGAGCAGTCGGCGGAGCAGCTGGCGCACCAACAACTTTGGCAAGTGCTGAACCTGCATACAACGAACAAGATGATACCCTTTATTATGGTAAGGGAGACAACGGTTCGGGAGTTGCGACTTCTATCATTCCAATATCAGGAAAAGGTGCATTTGTTGATAAAACAACAGATCAGACGATTGCTGGCGTGAAAGCATTCTCAAGCTCGCCAACAGTACCAACGGTGACTACTGGTGACAACTCAACAAAGGTTGCAAGCACAGCATTCGTTCAAGCTGCAGTAGGCGCTTCGGGCGGATCTCAATCACCTAATCAAGTTTATGCGGGTCCTTCAACTGGCTCGACTGCGGGAACGCCTGCATTTAGAGCATTGGTTGCGGCTGACATGCCTTCAATTCCCTCAAGTTTACTTTCGGATAAGGGTGCAGCAAACGGCGTTGCAACTCTTGACGCAACTGGAAAAGTTCCCACTTCGCAGCTTCCTTCAACTGCAATTGGTGCCTTGAGCTATAAAGGCGTCCTAGACGCTTCAACAGCGGCATACCCTGCAAGTCCTGCAAAGGGCGACTATTACGTTGTGAGCGTTGCTGGGACGATCTCAGGGCATGCTTATGCGATTGGTGACTGGGCAGCTTATGACGGCGTTGCATGGGACTATATCGACAACCAAAATAAGGTTTCATCAGTCAACGGTCAAACTGGTATTGTCTCCTTATCAAGCGACAATGTGTCTGAAGGCACAACAAATAAGTATTTCACTGAATCAAAGGTTCTTGCGACAGTAATGACTGGCCTATCGACTGCAACAAATGCGGCGATTGTGGCAACAGAATCAATCCTTGTTGCCCTTGGAAAATTACAAGCTCAGATCAACTCAAGACTTGTTGCTTCAAACAATCTTTCTGACTTAACAAGTGCTCCAACAGCAAGAACCAATTTGGGGCTTGGCGACATGGCAACACAGAGTTCAAGCTCAGTTGCAATCACTGGCGGTACAATGTCAGGTGTTGCAATCAGTGGTGTTTCAATAAGCGGAGGCGTGTTTTAGATGCCTAGTGCTGTTATTCTCAGAAATAGCGGAACGCAAGGTGCGAAGCCATTGACCTCGCAACTCTCAAACGGAGAGTCTGCAATTAATTACTTCGACGGCAAGTTCTATCTTCTCAGGAATAATGGCACCCCTTCAATCGTTCAAGTCAATCAAGTGATTCAAAACTTAGGCTCAAGCTGGCAAGGTGTTGCGGGTGCAGCACCTGTTGAAACTTTCGAGTATGACGAAAGAGCTTTGCTATTCACGAAGAGTCAACTTCAAGCAATGACAATGTTCGTTCGAGTGCCATCGAGCTTTTTGACGGGCTCACAAATCACAATGAAGCTTGGTCACTACACACCTGGCGCGACTGGTGCATTTAAGTTCTCAGCGACTGCGACTTTGATCAGGTCTGGTGTTGATGCCATGACATCAACTGCGAATGTGTACACATCAACCAATGGTGATCAGTCCGTCAATGCAACTGCCAATGCATACACTCAGGTGACTTATGACCTGACGACAAC